TGCTTCAGTAAAAATGAATTCGACTTTGAAAAGGAACTTCAATTTTGGGCGATAGTTTGTCGCGCCAGCAAGTCCAGCGGCATATGACGTCGCATACCACGAACCATCATTACGATTTACCGGCGCGTTTGGATCGACTGCTGGCAGAAATCCGCCGAGACCCCCGCGAGCAAAGTCTTCAACGACATTGCCGAATTTATCAGTCGCAACTTTTTCAAGCGCGATCTGAGAATCATTTAGGACATTTTTTGCTGAGAATGGCATGGCAACCTAGAATAAGTCTATATCCTATTTACGAGTTATCTTTATACCGGAAGTTTGTGAATGACAGTGATTTTGATGAGCAACGCTTTTCAAGCGTACTTGACGAAATGCCAAGGGCAATACTTGCTGATCGGACATCTTGGTATTCGATGTCGTGAATTATTACGGCTCTTTTTATCTTTGATAGGTGTTCTTGAAATTTCTTTGATTGTCGCTGGCCAGCTTTTCTATTTGCTAATGCTTCTTCGGACCATTTGAATCCAATCATTGCTTTTCGGTGATTTTCAATTTCTTCTGGTGAATGTTTTCTGCCTTTAAGCGCGGCACTCATTCTCGCTTTGTGGAGTTCTGTGTGAAGGCGCCCTTTGCCTGCTTTTGAGAGCTTGGCACGAGTTTCTTCACTTGTGGCTGGTCGATGTAATGCAGCCCCGCCAAGGATCAAGTTCATACACAGCGGATTCTTTATAAGCTCTGATGTGATTATTTCTTTCTCTCTGGCTATCAACGATAGCCTATCATTAAAAGATTCTATAATTTCTCTTTTATGATTTTCTCTCCCATGCTTCTTCACAGATCTTGATAATCTTTTTCCGCTTCCAAGATATGAATCATCCAACAGATCTGTTGAATGCATCCCAACATAAAACTTGCCAGTTGGCAAGCATACTGTCTTGTAGATGAAATGATATTTTCGTTGATTTGGTTTTTGCATACTAAAATAGCCTTGTAATTTCTCACAAGGCTATTTAGCAGATCCTGCTGATCTTGTCCCAGTTAGGCGTAGCAGAGCAAATCTTTCCAGTTTGGTGCTCCGGATCGAACGATGTCGAGACCCTTAACAAACTCACGCAGCGTCAAGAACGTAATCTCTTTGCGCTTATGCATGGTTTCAAGGTGAGCAAGGAGTTCTTCTTTCTTCTCGATTGGCACGTCGGTGTCGCCGAGTGTTGGGAGAATCTTCTTCATACGCTCAAGAATCTGTGCTGGTGAAAGATCCATGTTGATCTTTGCTGAACGAGACATGATAGCGCTGTCAAACTCTTCCTTCTTCAGGTTCGAGATGAAGATGACACGTCCCTTGAAATCGAATGACGATGGGTACTTGATACGTGCGTTTGTTGGATCAGTATCAATTTGATCGTCGATCTGTTGGAACAGTTGAGCACGTTCTTCGTCGTCCATACGCGAAACGTTGGTAGTGTTTGTAGACACCCAAGAGATTTCACGAACTGGTGAAGAGTCAAGTGCCGACTTCAAAACGTTTGTCGCGTCTTGATTGCCCCACATAGAATCCAAGTCATCAAACACGATCATGCCACCATCACGGTACATGAACAGTGTCTTGTAGATTTCGATTGGTGTTGCTTTACCAGACAACTTGACATAGTCTTTACCTTTTGAAAGACCTGCCTCGGCAATTGCCTTCATAATGGTGTGAGTCTTACCAGTTCCTGGTCCACCGTAAATCAACAGCGAACGGAGTGAACCCTTACATGCCATCTGAACCAATTGTGTCAAGTGACCGTAAAGTGTTTCTGGATCTTTGACTTCAGCAGGAGTTGGTGTTGTCACCGCTGCCTGAAGTTGTGTGTACAATGCCTGTGCTTGCTTGTTATCACCAGTTGCCATGAACTTCTTTGACACTGGGTCTTGAGCGGTAACCTTGATGTAGAGGATTGGATCCTGCTTTGGTTCTTTCTTTTTCTCTTCGCGCTCTGTGGTGTCAGCAGAAATTTCTGCTGTCCAACGTCCACGTGAAACTTTCTGATCACGAATGTATGCTGGAACTAAAACGTCATTTTCGCTGGCGATTGCCTTGATCTCGTCCCATGTCAGATTCTTAGCGCCTTCTTCGCCCTTAGAATCAACTGCCATCTTGAAGAAGTCTGCTGGGGCAACACGCGATGCCATCTCATCGAGCTGAATCGATTCAGAAATCTGCTTGACTTCGATCTTACCTTCTGTAGGTGATTTGATCAAAGCACCGAGTTTAGCAATTGCGCCGAGCAAAGATGCTGAATCCAATTCGCGAACGTCGATAGTATAGTCTGGACCTTTGTCGAGAGCGTACTTAGACCAAACGTCAATGCCTTGAATTCGACCGCCTTTAGCACGAACCTGAAAGGCACGATCCCCAAAGAAGTAAACATATGCCTGTCCGCCAGCAACTTTCTTTACGCCGGTCTTTCCACCTTCGCGATAGATCTTTGATCCAAGTGCGCGTGGGAGTCGACGTTCAAATGCTGAGATAAGACGATCAAGGTCGTCTTCTGAGAATTGAGTTTCAATGAGGAATGCTGAGAATGATGTCATGGTGATAATCGATAATGCGATTTCTTATTTATAGCGGATGGCAATGGTTCTTTCATTTATTCCATCGTGAGTGAATAGGATTCTCGAAGTTTGGGTCTAGCAATTGGCATTTATTTCCACAGTATGTAGCATATGGTTTGTTAAACCTAAAGAACGATACCGGTCTATCACAGATTTTACATGCTGGTCGTTCTTTAATTTTGAATACATAAGCGTTGATGAGCTCAACAGGATCATTGCCAAACTCTGGATTTTGAATGGCTTGCCAAATGAAGATCCATTTTTGGCGCCGTAGTACTTCGCGCTTACCAAGTTTATAGGCGCCAAGAGTTGGTTCAACTTCTCTTAGAAGACACCGAGTAGCATTCTTGTTTAGGCGACCTTCAGATGTAACTAGAACTTCAAGAATTTCCTTTCGTGTAAGTTTGAAGTTCTTCAGCTCTTCTTCGAGTTGTTCGCGTAACTTTTGTCGATCTCGAGCCCAACGAGCTGTACCGGTTGTCGAGAGCTTTTCTTTTGTCGTTGGCTGCACTTCGAATGCTGGAAAATTACCTTCTCCGCCAATTCGAAGATTCATACATTCCTGTTTCGCCACTTCTTCTTTGGTGACTAGTGATTCTTCGAGAGCCGAAAGCTCTTTACGCGACTTCGCATAACCTATGATCTCTCGCTTATGATTCTCTTTACCGTACTTGGCAATCGATTTCCATAGTCTTTGTCCGCTTCCAAGATACCCGTCTTCGATCTTGTCAGTGCTATGCATGCCGATATAATAGTTGCCCGTGATAGAGCAGGTTGTCTTGTAAACTATGTGAAAGGCTCGTTGATCGGCCCTTTGTTGTTTCTTCTCGCTCATACTAAAATACCTCTAAAGTTGCCTCTAGAGGTATTTAGCGATTCCTGCTAAACTGTTCCTAGGTCAGTCAAGCGACATTACCTCCCAACGCCGTACCGTAGCCAGCGCCAGATTCGATGTGACGAGCGTGATCGAAACGAACGTTCATTGTGATTGTTGCTGATTCAGAAGCTGAGTAGTCACGATCGCCGAAGTCAGCTGATGTGAGCATCGCGCCTTCAAGAACCCAAGTCTGAACAACACCTTCATTACCGTCGAGCTGATCGATCTTAACGCCGAACTTGTAATCAGAACCTGTAGCAGCGGTGTTCAACCAACGCCCGTCAAGGTCGGAACCGATAATGCGTTGTTGAGTTTCAAGCTGCGCCTTAATCACTGTAGCAGCGAGACCAGTGATGTCGTCTTCAACAGTAACGCTGATTGGCTCCCACGAATGCTTGCCAGCAATGTACGCTGTCGAATTATAACGATGAAGAACAACTTCTTCAAATGTCAGGTTCGGCAAAGTGATGTTCGTAACTTGCAAAGTCAGGTTACGTGAGTTTGTACCCGGCACAAGTTGTCCCATGTTCAGGAATGAGATGCGGAATTTGTTCTTCAGACGTGGGTGAAGAATACCCGATCCAGCGCCCGGGATCCCGAAATTTGATAGAGTAGCCGTGATATATCTCCTTGTGCGCCGTAACGCTTTGATTGTAAGTTTCGATGTTGTATTTATCGAACCAGCTTATATCCTAGGTTTTTATTTCAGAAATTCGAAAATGAAGTCATATATACTTATATGACCAATCAACATCAACAATTTATTAAAACGCATTTTTTCGCTAATGGTTTTTATTCATCAGCTCTCGCAAGATGGTGTAAAGAAGACTTTAGCTGGCTAAGTCAATATGAGGGAGATACTATTTCGGAAAAAAGCTGGAATGTTTTTTATCGACGCCCAATATGTATTTGCGGTAATAAAACGTCTTTCATCGATTTTCGCTCTGGGTATAGAAAGTCTTGCTCACTAAAATGCGGGCAGCTTCAACTTATGAATCAGAAGAGTGGACGTCAATCAAATCTTTGGAATGATCAAGTGTGGAGGGATCAAACATCCAAGCGAATGAAGGAGACTCACTTCAAAAATCGTTCTAAAAAGAAACTTGAAGAGCTGAAAGGAAAAGACATACTCCCATTAGATGAGATTACTCCAGGATTCGATAATGTTTATCGATGGCAGCATCGATGCGGCGAGATCTTCACAAAATCATTCAAAAGGACTTTTTCAATTTATTGCCCAAAGTGTCATGTGTCTAAAGGGCAAGGGCAGCTTTATGAATTTATTCGCAAACACTTTAATGGTGAAATCATCGTCAATGATAGATCCGCTATTGCGCCAAAAGAAATTGACATTTATTTGCCAGCACTAAAGCTTGGGTTTGAATTTAATGGGAAGTATTGGCACAGAGGCGACGGGTTTAGAGAAGCGGTAAAGGTCTTTGAAGGTGAGGAAGCAGGCATCAAAATTGTCAATGTGTGGGAGATCGATTGGATTTCGAAAAGGCAGGATGAAGAATCTAGAATCCTCGCTGCCATATCCTAGATAGAACGCTGAGTCATCCGAAAACTAGAATTTTTAGAAGGTCATATGATTTATAATTAGGCAATTCAACATAGACTTCCCATATGAATGTTCTTCAAATAATTGCGCATCCTGATCCAGAAGAATCATCCTTCACACACGCCCTCGCCAAATCATTTAGAAATGGTGCTGCCAAGGCAGATCACAATGTCTCCTATTTCAATGTCTACGATATCGAGGGTTCTGATGTCGGCATTAACGAGATCAAAGATTTTGTCCTAAATGCCGATCGCATCTGCTTCGCGTGGCCATGCTGGTGGGAAATGCCTCCAGCAAAACTCGTAGATCTCCTACAAACTGTTTTCGTTCGCGGGTTCGCTTTTGATCTTGCCGGCGATAGAATGGTTCCTAAGTTGAACATTCCAACAACATGTCTGATTAGCATGGGGCAAAACAAACAACTCAACACCACCAACCTACTTGAGGCAATGACATACTGTGGTCTTCATCCGCAGTTTGCCGTGTTTCAAAATGTTGGTCCGCGGCTTCAACCGGAATTAGCTGAAGCGTATCTTGACACAGCATTCAGGCTTGGTCAACAACTTTAAGGGAATAAAAATGGAAATGAAATTCGCAACCATGCAAGACATGTTCAAGGGTTTGAACCGTGCTGCTCTTGGCAATCCAGAATATGTTGAAGAGACTCGCATCGGTCGAGCGCACGAGCTACTTGATGTCAGCGTTCGAGTGCTGGATACCTCTGACTACATGTTCCCGGACACGCGCATCAACCGTATCTCTTATGACTACGCTTCCACATTCTGGGACTTCCTGGTTTCAGGTGGTACCGACGCTGAAGCGGCATTCAAAGACTATCCGAATGTCGCGAAGTTCATCACCAAACCAAAGAATGATTCGCTGCCAGCGAACTTCAACACCTTTTATGGTCCACGCATTGTCAAGCAACTTGGCAGCGTTATCGCCGAACTGAAGCGCAGTCCAAACACACGTCGCGCCACGTTGATGATTCTGAATGAAGACGATCTTCAACTGCTTGACAAGGATGAAACTCTCGAGTTCCCATGTACCATCGCCTATCATCTGACACGTCGCAATGGCAAACTCATTTTGAGCACGGTCATGCGTTCGCAGAACTTGGCAGTCGTCCTTCAGCTTGATGTGTATCTCCAAATTCGTTTGCTACATCTTGTTGCTGCTGAACTCGGCATCGACATCAAGGATACAGAGTACCACTGCCATATGATCAACGGTCACGTCTTCGAACGCGACTTTGATTATGTTCGCGGCTTCTTGGACTAATCTATGAACGTGCTATGGATCCCAATCTTTAGCATGCGCTCACATGAGACTGGAAAGTACTCCGTCCTAAAGGATGGAAACTTCCAGCTCACAATGGCGCGTGTGTTGGCAAGTGATTTTGGGCGGGTGTTTGTTGCCGTCCCAAACGACATTTCAGACTTACAAGAGTTGACCGAACGATTTAAGGATTCGAAAAACGTTGCCTTTATTCAGATGACGTACGGCATCAATGCCGTTGAAACGAGAGAAACATTCTGGGATGTGAATGCCAGTATGATGGAGAACTTTGAAGGGACTCCAAACAATACAGAGCTCCTCATCACCGACATCACAGGATATGTTGGACCACTGCCTGTAGTGTTCAACTTCAACATCACAAAGCTGCCTGAACTTGATCGTCCATACATCGACAGATTTTTTGATACCGATCTGAAGTCCATCGAGCGATCACTATTCACCACTGTTCTGAATCCTCGTCAGCGAGAATACATTCTTCAAGAGCGCCCAGACCTCAAAGACAAAGTGGTTGTTCACACCAAGTGCGCTCACACGGCACTTCTTCCTAGCGTAGATGACTCTGTGCCGCCGATAAAAGGTTTGATCTTTTGGCCATTCAGAATTTCTGATACTGCTTATCGCTGGGACGAGTTTGTCCGAATCTTCGAAGAGCAACATCTCGGCGAATACTTCAACGTTGTAGTTACCGACCCGAATGATTCGTTGAAGGCGCCGTTGCCGTTGTTCGTAATTCCGTTCCGCCCGTCAAAAGCAGAGTATTACGAGTTCTTGAACAAGCGCCCAATTGTGGTTATGCTCGATGATATTGACACGGTCCTTCATCCAGGCACAATTGAATTCTTCTACTATGGCTGCCCAACAATCACATTTGGCGCTAAGTTGTTACACAACCCAAATGCCATCCCGACAATTGACATGCTTGCTAGTGCTCTTTCCGATGATATAATCAATTACGATCGCAGAGCTGATTTGACGCCATTCGTATATTCGATAGGCGAGATCGATATGCTCTACAACAAACGGAATATGACAGATGCGAAAAACTAAATTCATTGTCTTCGACGGAATGGACAATTGCGGCAAGAGCACGTTGATCTCTGATCTCGTACGTGATTTGTGGCCAGTCGTGAAAGAAATCAAATTCCCAAAGACGTTGCCATCAGGCAATCTTCTTCGCATCAAGGAAGAAAAGGACTTTGAGCTGTTGTTCAGTATGTTTGATCTTCTGGATTCTACCAGAACGTATTTGATGGACCGATTCATCGTGTCCAATCTGGTGTACGACAAAGTGTTGCGTGGTGAAGACACCCAGTTGTCCAGATACTACTACGATGAATTCAAACGTCGGTTTGATGTTCTCGAAATCTTTGTGACACGTCCGCCGATTGCCGCTGACTTTATAGACGATCGAATCAAATTGACACGAGATCAATTCAATGCTGGTCTTGAAGAGTACAAAAAATACGGAGCAAATCACCAGATTCTGTTTCGTGATGAGAACGATCAACCAGCACGTGAAACACAAGATCGACAAGTCGTTCTTCAAGAATGTATTGAGTTCATCAATCCACTCAACTACACACGCAACTAATATAGCACTAGTTGCTGAATAAGAAATGGGACCAATTGGTCCCATTTTGCTATCTTGATTTTCCGTTTATGATAAGATCATCGATCGGGTGAATGATATTCGATTCTGATTGTTCGGCACGAATACTCTTCTTGAGAGCAGCGATCATCTTCCCATCGATGTCGCGTGATCGCAAACCACCCTGTAAGAAGAAGTGAACTGGGACAGGAGCATCCCCATTCAAACGCTTCACCAGCAGCATTCTAGCACGACCTTCATGCCCTTTGATTTCTGGCAGACCGCCACTCTCGACCTTGCTCAAGCTGATCATAAGGAATGGAATGCCGAGCGCGTATCCTTCCTTAACCAACTTTTCAATCTTACTTGAATCCTCATCTCGACTGCCGCTATGCGGCAGGGCAAGGTCCAGGAAGATAGACGGTTTAACCATACCGACGAAACCATGATAGTAGACCGACCGGTTCAAAGGAACGGCGCCTAGACCATCTTTTGCCGAGAACGTGATATTACCTATCTTGTAGTTCCCTTCCGCTTCAGGCGGCGACCAGGGCGGCGCGTCAAATATCTGCTTCGCGTAGATCTTGTCGTCTTCTTGAATGAATTGTTTGAATGTGATCATTAGTCTTTCTTTGCTACTAATATCAGCGCAAATGTTCCGTAGACATTAAAGTACTTGCTTGAAATACTGCTGCCCTTGACATCAACTGGGATAATGTAGAAGTTTTCATCCACATCAAAATCTTTGCCGCCAATAGTCTTAACCATTGATGCGAGCGCTTTATCGCTGTCACTAACTTTATCTTTAGCATCATTAAAGATTTTAAGACCCTCGTCCGTAAAAGTCCTGTCGCTAACGAATGTTTTTTTCTTTCGTATCAGACCAGAAATTTTAACACCTGGAATAGTTGAAAGAACCTGCCACATCTTAGCACCACTTGGGGTTTGAGCGTCACCGCTTGCAAGTGTCAATTTAAAGATGCTGAGCGCGATGCCGTAAAGTGCAAGACCGATCTTCTTGCCACGATACTTTTCAAGAACAGATACGGTATCAACTGACCAAAGATCGCCACCACCGGTCTGCCCAATAACCATTTTACCAATTACTGGAATATCGTCAACGTCACTTGGTTTAAAGTCTGGGTCAGTAATGAAGAACCTAACCTCTTTCG